AATCAATATATAAATAACTTCTTTATCTTCTAATTCCCATTTGTGAGCAAATTTACCTACAATAATTTCTGCTGCATCTGATAATGGTACACTTTTAAAGTGCTTATATTTCCCCCACATCTCATTTTCCATTACATATTTGACCGATTCTTTTGTTGGCTCAGAATCAGATAAAAAAGCGTGATATTGATATTCACAAACCATAATCTATTCCTCCTTAACGGTTTCCATATCTTTCCAAATTGGCTTCATCATCTTGCTACCATCATCATAAAATGACGTTATTTCGATAAATTTTCTCTGTAAAATTAGCTCCCCATTTTTTCGTTTAAATAATCTATATTCATTAGCCTCTTTTAGAGATTTCACAGATGGTCTAATTCTAAAGTCATTTGAAATAACCATATTTTTAACATTAAACTCCATCATTTCCGCCTTATCTCCCCAATCTCATTCTTAAACCAGGCAGTAAGTTTTGTACGTTGCCAACATAAACCGCCGCGTGTTGATTTTGCCCTGTGCGCAACGCTCGGAGGGCGTGTGTGAGCTGTTTTGCAGCTTGTTCTAATTGCTCGTCTAAGCGTATTTTTTCTTTTTCAGTCATCTTGCATATCTCCATTTACCTTTTGGCATTGTGTCTGTAATGTCTGCCTTAGCCCATTTTAAAAACTTGGTTATGCTGATTTTTGGATAGTGGCGCCCTTCTCTCACTGATGGGCTATCATATTGCAAACCATCAACAAACCCCTCTTTATTGTCATAAATAAGCCCCATCCACAGTATTTGTCTATCCCCTAATAATGGTGGAAAACCGTGTTCTTTAGGACTTTTCGCGGAGTAAACATGTCCAACATGCAAGTCATCTTTTGTTAGCTCAGTCATACTTCTTCCCCTTCAATCACTGAATCAATTTCCACCACCATTCCAGTTAATGGAGGAGCAGTGTTCAAATCACACAACTCAATGGCTTGTTCTAGTGTTTCTGCTGTCATTTTCACTTCAATCACGCCATATAAGCGCACGATATAATCAGCCATAATTTCCCCCTTAAAACGGTTTTCTTAATACTCGGTCACAAAACGCGGCGCGGTGTTTGCACCATTCTTTATTTTTAGAGTCTTTCGCGTTAAGCTCTGCGATAGCCCATTGTTCCTTGGCATCTTGTAAGTCGCCTTGGTGTTCGCTTTCTGCCGCTTTTTCGCTGTAATATTTAAAGCGATTGAATTTATGAATATTTTCCATTTTTTGTTTCCTTTTTTGTTGATTAAAACTTATTATGAACGCCCCTTAAATTAGGGTTTAAAGAGCGTTTAAATAGGTTTTATCGATTTAGTTTTTTCTGTAATTCCGCAAATTCAGCTTTTGAAATTGCAAAATCTTCAAATTTACCGTTACTAAAAGTGATTTGAGCACCCCCAAATTTTTCGTCCCATAAAATGGAAACGATATGATCTGAATTTAAGATGATTTTTTGCCTGCCAAATGGAAACTCAATAAACATCACACCACCTCCTGTTCAAAAGGGGTGATCACAAAATCTTCCACACCGGTTTTAATCGTTACACCAGCCACCGTTGCGGCTAATTCAGGCTCATTTAACATGGCCTCTTTGTTGATTTCTTCCTTGGTGCGAATAAAACGTACCAGGCCTAACGTGTGCAAACTTTCAATCACGCTCTCTGTGCCGCGAATACCGACTGACGGTGGGCGTTGTCGCCATTGCACTTCACCAGTGTTGAAAGTGCCTGTTTTTGTCTTGCCGTTTAATGTCAATTCATCTCGGCGGCTTTCACACCAGGCTTGCACCGCATCTTGTTTTGGCGCGAGCTTTTCTTTGATTGCGTTCATCAATGGGGCGTATTCTTCGGTGATTGCGGCCAAACGGTCGTTTTGTTCAATCGCTAGGCGTTCTAATTCGCGGTTTAAATCGCCGATCTCTTTAATTGCCACTTCCACTTCATCGCGCGTTTGATAACGCACTGCAAAGGTGTCAGTTTTAATTCGGGTTGGTTTTTTTGCCATTTTTTCCTCCTGGTTTTTAGTGTAAATAACTGCGCCAAATTACCTTGATGCCTTCGACCATCATTTGATATTCGGCAAAATGCACGCCGTCGTTGCCTTGGATATACGCAAGCGCCTGGCCTGTTTTTTCAAATTTCTTCGTTAATGCGTTCGGTTCAATGCGTACGCGCGGTTTGATTTTGTCAAACTCAATGCTTAATACATGCAAACCCATTTTGTTTAACTCAAACACGCATTTTTGCGTTTGTGATAAGTAACCTAGGGCGATTTTGTTGCAGCCACCAAACACTGGATGTGGTTTAGTTTGCTCGCGCAAGGTGTTGTTTTTTGTAATGCTTGTCATTAGTTCGCTCCTTTCATTTGTGCTTGGGCGGTTAAAATTAGGTCTAGTGTGATGACTGTGCCTTGTCCTTTTGCTGTCATGCCGGCTAGGCGTAAATATTGCGTTAAAGCGCGTAAGCCGCCCGCCTTGCCGCCGATGTCATAAAGGACAGTCATTAAATCCTTGTCGGCTATATCAAGCCCCCAGGCTTGCGCGATGGCTTTAATATCGCCTTTTGTGCTAGCTTTAACGCCGCAGTTGTTACCAATTCGTGACCAAAGACGCGCGTATTCATGCGCTTGATTCACGCCACCTTGGATTCGTGTGTACACTTTGTCGTTACCAATCAGTGCAAAGCCTGTTTCGGTTTCTTCTTGGATGATTCGGATCTCTTCTAAAGCGTCGTAAGGCAGGTGGTCGCTTTCGTCGATGATGACTAAACCCTGTGTGCCTTTCAGTTTCTTGGTAATCATGCGACTTAGGCGGTCTTTGCGGCGCGGTGCGTCGTTAATGCCCAGTTCAAGGGCTAATTCAAACAAGATACTGCTTAATGTGGCGCGCGCTGGGCTTGCGGTGATCATCCATACGTTTTGGTTGCTTTTCGCATACTCTTGGCAGGCTTTGGTTTTGCCCACACCGCTTGCGCCGTACACCGTCACCATGGTCGGCAGGATTTTTGCCATATCCAACGCGGAAAACACTTTCTTCGCGGTGGGAATCTCAATAAAGTGCGGTGCTTCTACAAACACTTTTGCTTTCTTCTCACGGGTGGCGAGCCAGTTGGTAAGCGCACTTTCGATGTTGCCGATATTGCCTGTGTATGTGCCTTTTAAATACGCACTCAACGCACCGGAGGAAATGCCGCTTTGTTGGGCGATGTCGCGTTGTAGAAAAATTCCTTTTTCAACAAGTGGTTTGATTTGGTCAATTAGTGTCATAATGGTGTCCTTCTTTTCTTTATTAGGAGTATTTATGTTTAATCTGTACAGTTTGCCTATGGATATTGAATATAAAGAGCTAGACTACTGCGCCGAATATGCTGCTCAGGTTATTTTTTCCGATTGGGATTCCAAGGATTTTGATGCGCTCTTTGTCTCGTTAAAGCACTATCCAAGCCTTGAAAAATATATTGAATTTGAAGAGGAACACCTTCGCCCTTATCTGCTTTCATTAATTGGTCTTCCCACCAAAGCGCGCAAGCAGCAAGAAAAGACGTCTTCTGAACGTTTTCGTCTTGAATCGACTTATGCCCATTGGCGGATGGCAACGATTGCACTAATGATTCAAAATAGGTTGTTAGAGTTAAAAATCGTTCGGACTTCATCAGCTCGAAAAACTGTTGAAACGTCGCTGAACTTTCTGTCAGACCTTGATCTGTTTTACGAATTTTCACCCGTGTGGCTTTCGCAATTTGGCGATTCTTCACCGTTTCTGAACGAAGTTGGTGAAGAAATGTGGTATCCTGATGATTAATATGAATTGTCATTTTTTCTTCTCCTATAAATCGGCTTTAAACTTGTTTTAAAGCCCTTTTTCTTTCTTAAGCATGGCCAATCCTTTTTGCCAGCCTTGTTCAAAATCGTTGGTATCTTCATCGTCATCTAATACCGCTTCGTGTTTGCGCACTACGTTACCTTCTTGTCGGAATAGCTCGATGATTTTCGGTTCTAGCGGTTCTTCTTCCTCGAATTGAGGCTGATAACGCGCTGCTTCTTGTGCATTCATAGTGAGTGTGGCTTTCGCTTGTGCTTTCACCGCTTTCACCATTTGTTTGCGTGCTTTATCGTGTTCGCGGCCTTTCGCTTTATCACCAAATGCCACCGCATCTGTACATTTCGCTTCGGCTAAGAACACGCCATCCAAACCGTAAACCCACACTTTGTTGTGCAAGTCTTGCGGGTCGAATTTCACCACCACCTTGCGGTGCGCTGTGGCAATTAGCTCGCTCGCTAAATAGCGATTTTTGCGATTATTGACCTTGCCACCAGCTTCTAACTCAAATGTGCCGTCTTTTCTCAATGTCACGGCCTCGCTCATCAACATTAAAAACCGCATTTGTTCTGCGCTTGCCTTGCGAATTTGCGCTTTGGCGTAATCGCGCTCAAATACTTGGCTGAAACTGTAAATGCCTTGGCATATTTCGGTTTGTCTGCCTTCGCGTTCATTGAAAGTGCGGATGCCATCTTCTATGGCTAAAATAAATGTGTCGTAATCTACGCCGTCTTTCCCTCCGTTATAGTTGTCAGGCTTGCTGTAAACATTTTCCCCAGCGTAAAAGCCCGCCAGGCTTGGGTGTTTATCAACTAACTCGCCTAAACCACCGTGTGAAAACGCACGTTCGATTGGTTTTGCTTGCCCGTGACCTTTGCCAAATTGCACCGATGTCCACAATAATTCGATGCCAAGCATCGGGATAATCCCGGTCACATCATCTTCTTTTACTTTGAAGCGGTAGCGGTTCTTAACGCCCCCAGTCATCCATTTGTTTGCCGCTGCGCGTGTGTTATCAATGGTGCATTTTTTCGGGATGCCGTATTTCCAAATAAGATCCATCAAACTTAATCGGATGGTGTCGCTGTTTTCACTTAAATCTACGCGGTAGGCGAGAATTTTGCGGGTGCGAATGTCTTGCCAAATCCAGGTTTTAGGGCGGACAATCTCGCCGTTATGCCAGCGCACGAAGACGTTGTGTTGGTAGCCGTCGCCGTTGATCCATTCAAGGGCTTCAATTTCTGCCACTGTGCGGCGCATTGATGGGTAATATTGCATGACCGCATGATCACCTTCGCGTAATTGCACTTGCACCAATTTCGGCACTTCACGTTCAATTTTGCGTTTAATGCTGCTAGCTGATGGTATTGACCAGCCGTTTTCTCGTGCAGCACGTTTTAAGCGTTCATAACAACTGCCAAACTGCGGTTGTTCGTTACGGAAATAATCTGCTTTAAATGCTTCCCAGGCTTCTTCCGTAAATGCCGCTTCCTTACCAGATTTCTTGTTATTGTGTTTAGCAATCAATAACGGTAACCAATCAGGGCGTTCAAACGACCGCACTTGGTAATACCAACGTTTAAGCGATCCTTTCGCAATGTCGCATTCTTCCGCGACAGCATCCAAAGCAGTCATTAATTCCAAGCCATTTCTCACTAAATCGTCTAATTTATGCAGTGGCACAAGTTTCGCTTTGGCGTGTTCCTTTTGTTTATCAGTCGCCTTTTCATAAGGTTTCCAAATAACTTCCGGTAGGTAGTTGAGTTCTTTTTGAGCTTTCGGAATTTCCACCGCTTGGCTTTGTTTTAATAAGAGTTCAGCTTGGACTTCTTCCGGTAATGAATTAAAAGAGAATTCATAACTTACCCCTTTAGCCCCTTCCACCTGTCTAAATTCCCAAGATAGGCTTTTAGCTTTTCGAGTTACATTGCTTGGGCTGTTTGGCAACCCGCCAACACCAGCAAGTTCTTTAGAGTTAAACCATTCTTTCATAATGCCTCCAAACCTACTCGCGATAGCGGCTAGGCCAAATATCTGAAGGTTTAAGCCCTAATGCATTTGCAATTATCCATTCTCCTTTTGGATATGGTTTATCCAAGGCATTACGAACCGTTGTTCTTGATAACCCGTTCTCAATTCCAAGCTGAGCCAATGAAGTTCCTTTTTTCTCTAACTCCGCTCGAATATCTGCGCGATGCATGTCAATAATTCTTTTTTTTCCTGCCATTTTGTGAGATCCTTGGTTAGTTTTAACGCTAGCTAACGAAGTACGTTTTGAAGTAGTTAGCTGACTATGATTTGAATAATATAGTGAATTCCTTGTGAAATCAACTAAAGAATTCAAAAGAATTCACAAATTTTTCAAAATTTTTTGCAAAACCTTGATTTTTAAAGAGTTTTAATGACACTCTTTTTAAATTCAAGATGAATTTAAAAAGGCATCTTATGAATTCACAACCTAAACAAGAATGGTTTACTGCTTTTGAGTTAGAAGGGATAGGGAATTTACCAAGCAAGGCGACCAACATAACCAGACGTGCAACTAAAGAAAACTGGAAAAAGAAACAGGTTCAGGGAAAGAAAGGGGTGGCTTATGAATATCACTATTCATCGCTCCCACCAGCAGTACAAAAGGAGTTGGGCTTTTATCCCACTGAAACACGGATGATCGTCCCAAATATTACAGAAACTATAGGGCGCTATGTTAAAGAGGCAATAAATAAGGCCACTGAGCTTGTTAGCGTGCCATTTTATAACACGTTCGCTTCTGCGGGCTTTGGTGCGTTTAATGATGACGTGTATGAACCGGATGATTTTGTGGGGTTAAGCGCGCACTGGTTGCAACAACGCGGCCTTCAAAAGGATAAACTGGCTTTTATTCTAACCTCCGGCGATAGTATGACCCCAACAATACACCACGGCGATATGTTATTAATCAACCGCGCTGCAACCACGCCGCGTGATGGGCAGATATATGTTATTCGTTCGGGTGATCAGCTTTGGGTTAAGCGCGTCCAGGGTATTCCTGGCGGCATTCGCTTGATTAGCGATAATAAAGAAATCTACGCCCCGATAGAGCTGATGTTTGAAGATAATTTAAACTTTGAAGTGTTAGGTCAGGTTGTTTTCATCGGTCACGACTTAATTTAAAGATTTAAACCTAAATTTAAAGCCATTTAAACCGCGTTTAATGTTTCCCATTTTTAGCGGTTAAACTGCCAATATTTAGAAAAATTTTCTCATTTCATTATTTCTATTTTTATACCAATAAAAAGGGGCTGGCACACCGCCAAGCCCCGTTTTATCTATATTCATCCCGCTTATTCCCGAAAAATTCCGCCAAATCCCTATTTGTTTCTTTGTTTCTCATTTTAAGTGATTGGATACA